GGCTCCAAGTCTTGTTCCTGATCTCGAGCGCACGTGCGTCACGAGTCGGGTAGGCGGTGGCCATTGCTGATAGTCCGAAGTCACCCCATCCGCCCCACGCGGTTGCGATTGACAGGGCCTTCGTTGCGTTCAGATAGGTGTCACTGGCTGGGGTTTGCGCGGTCATGGAGTTTGCTTCTGAGAGGAAGACTGCAGCGCCACGAGCCGATAGGACATCGTAGCTGGCAACTTTGCCTCTCGCGGTCTCTTGTGGGAGGAGCTCCATCAGTGGGCACTCCTTCCTCGTGGTGTCGATGATCTCTTGGTCAGTGGTCGTGTGGACGATCGCACTGGTCGAGTCTAGGAATCCCTTGGTTCTCAAAGCTCTGCCTTGGAGAGCTTCACGTGTCCAATTCCAGAAGCCTGTTCTGCGATCGAATCCTAGCTCGCCGTTGTCCTGGAGGCCTGCGTAGATTACGGTGCCTTCTGGAACGGCAGCGGGGCCGATCATGTTCTTGACCATCATGTCCCATGGGACGCTGTCCTCATGGCTTGCAGGCTTGAAGCCTGTCTGGTCAGCGGGCAGTCGTAGATTAAGTGGTTTTCCTAACATCATTTGTTCTTGGTTCATGCCTCATCTAGCTCCCGAATTCCTCGATCAATGCAAGCTGCGACTCTATGCTTCCATCGCAAGATTGCATCTTCTGCATGCGTTGCATGTTCTCAGGCATCACTCCAGCTTGCTCTGCGAAGCCTTTTCGAACAACGGTCTTCATCGGGATACGTCGATCAAGCTCCTTTCGGACCAAGCCCTGGATATCGCGCACTCTGACCCACTTCACCTTCTGCGTGTCAGTTTCCTCGATATCTTCGTCTCGGCCCATCTCGACGCCCGTGATGATGCGTTGCTTGTCAGGCTTCATCTTGCCGTACTGAACCTCAGGTGGCTTCTGCTCATCGAGCTCGGCGCTCCCTGGGGCGTCTTCAGCCCAATCGAGAGACTCATCGGTGGACTCATCGATGCCCTTCATCTCGAGGCCGAACGCTTTGCCCATCATGGCCATGTTCGCGTTGATGGCTTTGATCATCTTCTGCATTGAGCTGATCTTGCGGTTCTGTGCGAGAATGGCTTGCCTAGCAGCGTGATCCTTCAATGTTGCTCGTGCCTTTTCCAGCGCGGGGTCGCCCCATTCCCCGATCGCGGTTGATGCGCGTTCGGGTGCGGTGGATCCTGTTTGGCGATCGAAATCTTTTCGGGGCATTCTCCGCATTCCTGGAGGCGCAGGCATCATCTCAGAATCAGCGCCATCGGTGCCACTCTCTGGCTCAGTGTCTGGTTCTCCTTCAGGCTCTCCTTCAGGTTCTCCCTCAGGCTCGCCCTCAGGTTCTGGTTCTAGTTCCTTTCTCGTTGGTCGATCCAAATTTCCTATTTCTCCTTTTCTTCTTACAGATTGTCCAATCCAGCCAGGTCCGAGGATCTGCACTGGACAGAACGTGGATGAATTGGCGAACGCTTTTGTGTACACATTCACAACGGTGCCTGATTCGTTCGCGGGAGCTCTCACAAGCGACGTTGCGAAATACTTGATGTCGCTTATGGCGTTCGCCACTTTCCCGTGAATCCACTTCATTCCTTCCTGGACAGGCACGAACTCCATTGAGAAGGCGTTGAGGAATCCCTTACGGAGCTCGTATTCAGCAGAGGCAAAGTCTGGATGTGCCTTGTTAACGATCATGCGGACCCAAAGCGAGGGTTGCCCTCGGAATTTCAGAATTGCCGACTTTACGAATTTCCCGATCGGAGCTGTTGCCTGATTCTCCTGGGGCCTCGCGTATGGTGATTCATGATGCAGCCACACGAGGTTATGCGGAGGCTTCACCATCTCGTTCTTCGCCGTGACTAGGGCAGACATCTCAAGCATATCGCCCTGCAGGTCCTTGATTGGAGCTGAGACGAATCCTTCAACGACGAGATCTCCACGTTCGACTTCGCCATCGTTCCTCTGAGCATACTTCAGCGCGATCGGCATGAAGAGGCTGTATCGTTTGATCACGACGACGCCCTTGTTCTGCAGATGGTCTTGAACGATCTGCCAGATCTCCGCTTCGGAAAGGTCCGGGTGTTCTCCGCGTTCCGTCTCGAACATATCGCGGAGCTGGCCTTCGTTGACCGCTGCACGAAGCATGATGGCTTTGACGATTCCAGGGATCAGCTTCGGTGGCGATGACCTGGGCTTTGTCGGCGCTCCAGGAGCAGCAGGCACTTTCCCATGACCTTGATGTTGCTCCTTGCGTTCTCCTGCACGATATCGGAGACCCTCTCGCATCTCTTCACGTTGGATCTGCCTCACAGGATTCTTCGGGTCAGTCGCGTAGGCGATCTGCTGCGACTGTTTTCCCACAAATTGCGGCTTACGACTCCTTTGCACTTCGATTCCTCTCTGTCGATCCTCTTGTTTTCGTTCCCCTTCACGGTAGCCACGTTCCCAGTCCGCGTTATGCGAACTGAAACCTCCGAAGTCAAGCGCCTTCTGAATGATGGCGTCGATATCAGGCGAATTCTTCTCCAGCTTCCGTGTCAGAGACTGCTTCTTCTCGTCTGAGAAGCCATGCCAGATTCCAGCTGCGATCTGTTGGAGTCTTTCAGGCTTGTACTTGGCATATTTCGGGTTCTTGCGTAGGCTGGGCAGGATTCGACTGAACCATTCACTCGGAGGACGTTCAGGCAAGGCTACCGCTCCAGGCTTGTACGAAAGAAAGAGCATCAGAAGTCAGTAAATATACACTATTATAGGGCGTCAAAGGCTGCCATGGCGACTGAAACTTGAGCGCAGAGAGCTTCGGAGACTGCTGGATCTGGACTGGCGGAAAGAACGCTGCGGGATATGGATATGTCAGAGATAATGGACGAAAGACACGAGTTCACCGTATAGTCTATGAAGCCTACATAGGTCCCATTCCAGACGGAATGTGTGTTCTTCACCGCTGCGATAATCCTGCCTGTGTGAATCCAGCTCATCTGTTCCTTGGAACCCCTATGGACAATGCTCACGATAGGGACAGAAAAGGTCGACAAACCCACGGAGAAGCTCAGCATAGTGCAAAGTTGACAAGAACGCTTGCCCAGGAGATTCGTTTGCGATATGCGAACGGAGACGTAACAATGACGCAGTTAGCGTCTCAATTTCAGGTCGGAGTGTCGGCCGTCTGGGATCTTCTACACAATGTCACTTGGAAATAGGCACTATTGACATTCTCTTGTCACACAATCGTTACAGATCCACAAGAGCGTCTTACTTCGTATCTCGCTTCGAAAGATGACTCCGGAGTTTCGGTCCTTCCAGCGCTTGCATGTTGGGCACCACAGGTTCGGGCTTCGCACGATCTTGCGGATGGTATTCACGTGTACTTGGAAGATTCGGCTGAGCTGGCTGAGGCTGTGGTTCTTCGCTGACAGCTGAATTACTAGGTAGTCTCGGCTGGACAGTTTGCGTCGTGGATCCAGTCTCTGGGAGCTTTGGTTCGAGCTTGCAGGGGAGGCCTTTGGTGTCCATGAGCTCGCACCACCACGTGCGGGTTTCTCGTTTCCCATCTAAGGTTACTCCTGACCAGATGTTCCTCCGATAATGCTCGCAGCTGTAGCATTCGACGCGTTGTGCAGCTGTGTCTCCTCCGCCTCTGGTGGCCCACGATGACTTGACGTCCAGAATGCCTAGATCAGGCTTCGACAATTGGCGCAGATCCACTTATTGTTGATATCCTTACCAGACCCGGGTGGGGTCAGTGCTCGCGTGGCACCACAGATGACGCAACTCTCAGGTTTGGTTGGAGGACCTGACGAGACATTGAATGAGACGTTCTTCTCTTGGAGGATCTGTTCGGCTTGAGCTTCATCCCTAGGCGAAGGCTTTCTGAAGGGCCGTTTCTTTTCTGACATCGTATCCCTCCTGCATCCTTTCCTTCACAAGAGGATGCTGATAAAGCAGACCGAACGAGGGCAGAACAGCCGCCTTTTGCAACCCTTTACCAATGGTTTTATATATCCTAACCGAGCTCGGTACAGGGCACGGTGGAATTGTTTGGCGAATGAAAACCGCCAGCTGAAGGGCACCGCAGCCTCAACTGCGGAAGACGAACGAGGTTATGTCGAAGCTCTTGTCCGAATAGCGAACCGTCACGGCTACCAACTGCGGTGTCGCGTCAGCGATCGACACCGAGTGATGCGCCACAAGGACACGGGGGAAGAGCTCGAGATCGAACTCCTGGAGGTCTCCTAGATGGCCGTCAGAGAACTAGTATTTGCCGAATCGAACGGAGAGATTGAACTCCCACATGAGGACTGGTACAGGAACGACGTCGCAGTCGTCACGCGCAGATTCCTCGAACTCTACGAGCAGCTGTTGACTCAAGAAGAAAGAGGCAGCGTGAGCGAGCCTCTGATCCTGAACGTGATCTTGGCCGGGTGGGAGCTGAAGAAGCATGGCTACCAGAAGGATGAGAATGTTCGCACCATCCTCAGCGTTCAACTGCCAGCGATAGCGAAGAAGTATGGCTTCTCGACCCTCTACCGAGCAGGCCTATTGTGGACGCTGAAGCGTCGGCTTGAGAAAAAGGTGGCGGAGCATGGTGGCTTAGGGATTGTGGCAATGCGTCTGCATTGTGCGCGGTGCGGCAAAGCGATCTGGAATCCAGACAGTGTCAAGCGAGGTCTCGGTCCGATCTGCAAAGACAAAGTTGGTACCCCAGTTCAGCGAAGTTGAGGGATCAGGCTTGAGCGATGCACGAATCATCCGATCGCAGATCCACGCCGCTCTAGACGTTCTCCGTGAAGGTCCTGGCCACTTCGTTCCAGCAGGGAAGGACCACTGTGCCTGGTGTGGCTTGCCTCGAGCGGAGCTGCAGAAAGCGAATCCATGTCCGAAGACTCTCGTCAAGAAGACGGAGATCATGGGCGGACATAGCATGAGTGGAAGAAACACCTGGAACGAGTATCCTGTGGAGAAGGCTTAGATGCCTTCTTCCCTCTATTTTTTCCGAAGCCATGAGCTCAACTGCCCCAAGTGCGGCTGGATTTCACGAGCGCGACTCAAACTCAAAGTCGAGGGCATCAAAGGGGGAAGCCGTAGAATCCGATACTGCCCGAAATGTGGAACCGAGCTCACACGGACTGAGAGTCATCCGCGCAGGAGATGGCACCGAGCATGAAGCGAGATCTAGGACGAGTCTGCAAGTTCTGCGCGTATTGGCTGCCCGATCCTGTAGGGACAGGCCTCTGCAGACGATTCAAGAGCGTGCAATCGCTACAGGAGAGACTGAATGCAGGCGCGACCTACATCGTCCTGACAGGAGCCGAGATCGATCGTCAGCCGATTACGACCGATCGCCCAGGAGTGACGATCGAAGGCCGAGGGAAGAAGGAGATCGAAGAGCAGGCAGCAACAGGACCCGACTGTCCCTGCTTGTGGGGAGACGACAAGTTCCTCGCTCGAGAGAAAGAGTTCCTGGGCGGACAGGGTCCTAGCGGGAATACTTGGTGCGAGTATCCTATGGGCGGCTGACCATCGAGTACGGTCCCTCGACAGGCATCCAAATGCATCTGCACATGACGTGCGCAGGAATCGTAGGCAGGAAAGGCTCGTCTGAATCGTAGACGCCTGCGCTGGCTTCGCATTGATCGCAGACACTGTCATCCTCCATCGTCACCCATTCGACCTGATACTTCTCGCCTGTCTCCGCGTCTGTGACAGCAGCGACTTCTTTGATTCCCACGTTGAGGGTGCTCCAGGTGAGGTGATGAGCGAGATCGCTCAGCCTGTAGACGAGGCCCTTGAGTGTCTTCCAGAAATCGACTGAGCTCACTCGTCGTGCCCCATGGAGAATACGCAGGCCGAGATATACTGTTTTTGAGCTCGCTCGAGACGTAATGAGCCCATTGCCTCCGATCGGAGGATCCTGCCTTTGAGCCCATTAACGGAGCCATTTATAGGGAAGATCTTCGGAATGGGCCCATTAGGGAAGGATCCTCGGATGGCGGTCGCGATGATGGCGAAGTGTGGGTGCGAGCTCCAGCCTCAGCACTGGTGCATGGTCTGCGGCATGTGTCCTACGCATTGCAAGTGCCCTAGCGATAAGTATGAGCAGTTCCGTTAGGTCTCCTTCCTCCCCTTGAGGAATCAATATGGAAGTCGGAGATAGAATGCCGTTTTTCTACCGAAAGCACGGAGTCACCGTCATTGGACGACTCCAGTTCTCTTTCGACTGGTTCGGCTGGCAAGATTGGTGCAGGTCAGGAATAGTCGTGTATTGGCTTCCTAAGAATCCGCGATACATGCTACGCGTCAAGTGGTGGTACAAGATTCCTTCTCTGAGTCTTCACTTGGAGAGATACACATGAGCACCGAAGTGACTCTAGACGTAGAATCATTCCTCGCCAGCATTCAAGACGCTTGCAAGTCCCTGATAGAAAACGGATATCGCCCCGACTCGCTGGCACTCGCTACAAGATTCTGGAACGGTGTCGCGGGAGATCTTACTAGATGGTCGATCAAGCATCTATTCTACCGCCCCAGCGGCCAGGCGGTCTTGGCAAGCCTTCTAAGCCTCAGCGTATCAATCGTTGATTTCCTTCCACAGATGACCATGATCGTTTCAGACTCGAAGGGCATGGGCGACGAAGCCATGCGCGTCCTTAGATGGTGGATGATAGCAAAGGTGGAACAATGAGTAAGCGTGCGGGTAGAATGCGGTTGAGTCTGCAGGATCGCGTGATCCTCACGGCATCGCTCCTAGCATCTTTGGAGCGAGCGATGCGGAAAAAGAAATACGATGAAGCAGTCACGCTCTATGCTCTAGCGAATCGTCTCCGAACTAAGCAGCCAGGACGCCCGGATGACTTCAGTTATCTACACTGGCGTCTCGAGCAGGACAAGCAGACTCGACAGAGCCATCTGGTAGCTGATGCGAAGGAATGGCTTGAGGAGCTAGAGAAGAAGATCAAAGCCGCCGAGAAGGAGACGTCTTGAAGATGATTCGCCGCTTGATGTTCGTGTGTAAGGCATGTCATCAAAGGCAAGAATCCGCGCTGTTCACGATGGATGAAGAGAGCTTTCGCAATCGCAACATACAAGACTGCGAGGAAGAGTGCGTGAAATGCAAACGGCAATTCCTGTATCAGACAGCAGATTACAGCTTTCCAAAGGAGACCGAGTGAGATGGGACGGACCTGCTATGAGAAGAAGGCTGGCTGCCCTGCCTCTGGAGATGGATATCACTTGTGTCTAGTGAAGCACTGGAAGAACTTTGATCGGCACATCTGCTCGCATTGTGGAGCGCGATTCTCATAAGATATGTTGACTTCATCCGAGAGCATGCATCAATTACAGCAAACGGGAGGTTCTTCTGCGATCTCTGCTGGCAATGGATCAATCATCAACGGTGGGCGCACTTCAAATTCAGGCATAGGAAAGCTGCTTGACGTCTGAGAATGAGCCCATTTGAAGATCCTAGACGCGACGGCTGGATATCGTGCATTCTGGAAGGGCAGAACGCCGAGCGATATCGTCTTTGTGGATCGACGCACAATAGTGAGGCCCACGATTGTGGCTGACGATCGACGCCTCCCCTTTCAGCCCGGGATCTTCGGAATCGTGTACTTCGACCCTCCGTTCCTGCATGGAAAGGGCGGATGGTCAAGCCACAAGTTCGGTGGCTTCGGCACCTACGATCAGCTGCGACAACTCTTCCTAGTTGCCCCCAGGGAGTTCGCTCGAGTTCTCACACCAGGAGGGCTTCTCGTTGTGAAGCTGATGCGTTCGAGCACAGCGCCGAAGCATCATACAAGCCTCTTCATGGCGCATATTGATCTCAGGTTTGCAGAGTATGCAGCGTGCGCAGGCTTCCGTCTTGTGAAGCGTTGGAGTAGGAAGAGTCGCGGTGGCAGCCGAAGAGGTCAAGTGGTCTGGATGACATTCAGGCTAGGGGGGAAGCAGACGTGAGCACTTATGGTTGTCGTGCATCTTGGGGATCTTGCCCGACGAGGGGCTGCCTACCGAAGCCTCACCGTTGCCAGAAGCGACGTCCGAACAGGCCCCACCTTCATGTCTGCAGATTCTGCGGAGCGGAGTCACCGTATGAAAGCGACGGATCGGAGGGACTTCATTGAGTTGCGAGTCCTGTAAGTGTCGTTGCCCGACCGCAGGCAATCCAGCAGACAAGTATGCGGCTTCTATCGAGCCTTTCCTCGGCGTGGAAACTTGATCGGTCGCGTTCGCTGCTCCGCTTGTGGTTGCTGGCTGGGCAAAGACATCGATAAGCCTGCCCGACGCTGTCCGAAATGCCGAAAGTTCCTATGTGAGGGTTGCCTTCCAACGCACCTAAAGACGCATGCCCTTGAAGACTAGGCCTCGCGGGATCTTGATTGGATAGTTCGCTGCCAAGAGCTCCTTTCGCAGTGTTGATGTGGCTGCCCCTGGCTTCTTAATGGTATTCGTGACAGTCACACGGTTCACGTGGATACCTTTGGCTGCTAGGCCTCGAGCGAGCTCAGGATTGTCTCCGAAGCTGAGCAACCAGGAGCCCTTCAGTCCAGGCAGCACCCTGACTAGATCGGGCACGAACTTGGCGTCATACGGAGGGTCGAGGTAGAAGAATGTGCCTGGCTTATCGTATGCTTTCACGATGTCTTTCCAGTCTCGGCGTTCGATGCGCACATTCGCGAGCCGCTGCTTGTACGCGCCCACTCGCTTCAACCAGGCGGGAGCGAGATCTCGGCTCTGTCTGCTTCCTGTTCGGTCTTTTCCTCGATATCCCTTGTGCGGATCGCTCATGAAACTGGTCCTTGCAACGTACAGGTGCTTGAAGACTTGATCGGTGAGCGTTCTTGGTTTGAATTTGTCTCGCATGAATATTCTTCGCCGTGGATCTCCCCGCCAATCTCTGCGGGCTAGATCCTGCATTTCTCTGGGGCCTGCTTTCTTGATCCAGTTCCAGCAGCTTGTGAATCGTGCGTTGACGTCGTTTAAGACTGCGGGGCCTGGATTGTCGAGGCCGAAGAATAGAGCAGCCCCCCCCCGCGAAGGGTTCAACGTAGAGGTCGTGTTGAGGAACTAAGCCTTTCAGGACTTGGAGTTGTCGACGTTTTCCTCCTGCTACGCTGGGTACAGGTGAAGCCATCTTGAGGGAGATCTGGCTTGCGCTGTCGTCTAGGATTGTCTGGAAGCCTTTCAATGCGTCGACGCGGAGACTCTCGTATCTGCTGACGAGTTCGGGGGGGAGCTCGATGACGTCTTTGTGCATGACTCGAGCGGCACGTTTCCTCGCGATCTCGAGCACGCGTGCTTGGTTCTGGTCGATTGCTTTCCGTGCTGCGAGAAGGGCTTGGTCTCGAGTGAGCGAGCCTTGGATGGCTCCTGTTAGGATTCCTTTCAGCTGTCGATGTAGTCCGCGTTCTTCTTGGAGTGGGCCTCGGAACGCGTCTGAGTGGCCATGGTCTGGTCGTTCGAGAGCGCCGAGCGTCTCTTGATGTTGTGGCCCTGTCGCGGGAGTTTCTTCTCGGCTCATTCCCATGAGGCCGAGGATCTTCTGCGGTTTCTTCTTCTTGGGGCCTGTGGCTCCTGCAACTGGTGGCACGTCCCGTTTTCCTTTCGGATGCTCACCTTCAGGTCTCACGAGTGGTGTCGGAACGATCTTGCTCTCAGGGTCAGTGATTGGGTCGGTGACTCGTCTCGGTGGCGCTAGTCTGTCGAGTGGATCGATGATCCTTCCCATTGCTATGCCAGCGTTTGTTTCATCGCGCTCCCATCTGTGCGAGCCCTGGCCGCTTGAGCGAGCGTGTTCCTCAGCCATCTGCTGCCGTGTCTTGTTGATCTCCTCCGGATTCTCTCCGCCAAGCATCATTCCATCCCTCGGCCCGGGCTCATCGGGGCGTTGCCCCATCGCTCCCATCGGGTAGGGGATTGGTTTGGCTCGGCCAGCATAGGGGCCACGCCTCGAGGGAACGAAGTCTTTCCCGTAGGCTTCAGGATGCAGAGTCGTATCTGCTTGTTGAACAACCTTCCCTGTCTGATCGTAGCTGTAGACAGGGGATGCACGATCGGCACGATCCTCGAAATCGAAGCTTTGGAAAGGTCTGCCGCCCCACGCCTTCGCGCCTTCCATGAGGCCATGCTGCTCAGCAGTCATGTCGCTGAGTGCTGCTTGTCCAGGTCCTGTGGGATTCGAACCCATACCAGGAGGTGCAGCGGCTGCTTTCATTCTTGCGAGGATGATCTGCATAGGCTCATCGCCCCATGGTCTGGGGTCGCCGGATTTGGATTTCTTGCGCCACTCGTTCGTGGTGATCAGGCCTTCCTTGATCTTCTCCAAGGCGATCTCGGTTTCAGCGAGCTCTTCTTGCTTGTCGACAAAGTTGAATACGAACTGGAGCTCGTCGCTGAATTCGGAGATGATCTGCTGAGTCATGAATTGCTCGACTAAGTGGAGGAGTGGCATGACGGATTTCCGTTTCTGAATCTGGCCTTGGGCGTTCATGGCTTTCCCTGTTTGGCGGATCTCGTCTTGGAATCCGAGCTCGGTCGGGGTGAGCTTGTAGAGTGCCCACACGAGCTGAGCGAACCATCGCTGGCCTTCCAGGAATTCCAAGTCACGGTTCGTGTAGGCGAGCGGGACGAATTTGGCGTCCCTGTTCAGCATAGCTACTTTGTGAAATCGCCCCTTGACTTCTGTGCGCCAATACTCACGCATACGATCCTCGTCTTCCTTGGTTCCTGAGAAGGAGAGGACACCGCTTGGGACCGCCCATTCCTGGAACATGGTCGCGTTCGTGAAAGCGGAATTGATGAGGCAGTTGAGGACGGTTTCCATGCTCTGGAGCTCGCCCCATCCGTAGACGCTGTAGGATCGGGGATAGCGTGCTGCGTAGACGATCTCGTTCGTGTCGAATTCGATCGGTGCGACTGCTGGGTGTAGGTAACTGTATTGCCAATAGCGGTATTCGATGCCGTTCACATCTGTCTCTTTCAGGAACGAGCCTCCATCTCGAGCGAAGAGCTCCACGAGCTGGCGCTCGCCTGGGGGCTTGAGTTCGAAGCCGCCTGCGGGGTGATGCGCGTAGCTGTTCGCGGTGAAGCCTTTGATCATGCAGGTCGCGTCGATCTCGAGGCCGTCACGGAGACAGGCTCGAAAGATCGTGTTTAGTGTCTCGCCCTTGTTGTCGTTCGGGTTATTCAGGAAATACTTGATCTCATCGATAATCGCGAGAAGGCGCTCAGGCGGGTCTTCCTTCAGCTTCGGGTCTTTGGGCTCGATCTCCCAGGGGATTTGTGCCAGTTCTTCAATGATTGTGCTTGTGCACATCCAGACCCATTCGCTCGCTGCGAGCGCACGGAGCCTGTAGATGTCCACGTAGCGAGGCTGGCCCTTCAGTGGATTGTAGAACCATTCCGTGATGACGGCTCGGCGGGGGAATTCGCGTTCATCGAACCACCAGGGATAGATCGTGTCCATAACGCCTTTCGCTTGGACAGCAGCCGGGACGGATTCAATAGCCTTCGCTCGGTCGATGCTTGTGCCTCCGTAGAGGCGAATCGCATTCGGCAAACCTATGTGCCTCCTGGGGGTTTCTCGTAGCTGTAGCTCACGATCAATGCGACCACGTCGACGCTCATGTACCATCTGCCTCCACACATCTTGCAGACATATTCAGGGAGATCCATTGGGCCCTTCGTCATCTGGATGGGCTCAACGTGGATCTCGGACTGGCCTCTGAAGCCGCAATGTGGGCAATACATCTGCGGAGGCCCACCTAAGACTTTAGGTTCAGGCGGAGGCTCAGGTGCGGTCATGCTGCCTTCACCTCGAATTCGATCACTTTGACGTCAGGCAATCCTTCCAAAGACGCTGTTGCCACACACGTCCAGATTCCCACGGTCGCAGTTGACGATACTGGACAGTTGTAGAAGTATGTGCCTAGGGACTCTTTGTAGATGACGTCTGAGTCGTGCACCGTGGTTTTGATCGTTCCGCTTGGATCTTTGATGTACCACGTCTGCGAGACAGGATTGATTAAGACGCCCTTCTTCGTGTCAGGGTTTGTGTCTCCTGGCCGTGGGATGGTTCGCCATTCGACGCGGAGTTGAATGCTTCCTCCCTGGTAGACGTACTCAGTTGCCATATTTGTCCCTCAATCTTCTCGCGGTGATTCTTCCTCCGAACCTGAGTGCCCACCCGATTCCGTAGATCCCACTGCCATAGGCCCGAGGTGTACGGATGGATGGGACTGCTACGGATGAGCCGTGACCTCTAACGACCTGCGAGAGTCTAGCCAAGTGAGTTCCAACCGAGTGCCCGTAACCGCGCACGGATTGCGAAACATGAACTGCGCTTGTGGCAACGGAAGTGCCATGTCCTGTTGCTGTGTGGCTGATGCGAACTAATCCTGCACCCGCTGACGCTCCGTATCCATGAACTATTTGGCTGACTTGGGCTGATCTTGTGGCTGCTGATGCCCCGTGGCCGTGGACTACTTGGCTTACTCGAACGATTCCTGCTCCTACTGAGGACCCGTATGCGTGAGCTGTGTGGCTGATGCGGACGAGCCCTGCGCCTACTGAGGCTCCTGCGCCATTCACAACCTGCGATACTCGGCCAAGAATGGATGATTGGGAGGATCCTGCCCCTTTCACCGATTGACTGACCTTCTCCGCGATCGATGCCTGCCCTAGCCCAGCGCCCCTAACGTGCTGTGAAAACTTGACGCCGACCGCGTCTTGGCTCGCACCTGCGCCCTTCACTGCTTGACTGAGTGCAGTGGCGATGCTTGCTTGGCTAAGGCCTGCACCTGTGGCTACGGCACTGTGTATGTATGGAATGTAGGCGTCTGCCATTACATAGTTGTCTCCGTAAGCAACAAGTCCTTCATCGGCCGCATAGGGCACTCCAACGATTAGGTTTTGGCTGTTTCCTGTTATAGCCTCAGTTTGATCGATCCTTTGCACGCCATTGAGCCAAAAAGTCATATGCCCATGAGTAGCGTCTCCAACTAGCCTTCTGAGTTCGATGCCGTACCAAGTGTCAACAGTCACGGCTTCATCGTAGTAGCCATAGTAGCCACTAGGCGTCTGGATCAGCCAAAAGCATGGTCCAGCATTATTGTAGATCAGAATCCGGCCTACTTCCGAGAAATCGGTATTATAAAGCATCAGCACAAAAAGGGTTGTTCCACTACTAGGAAGCACTGGAACACGAACGTAGGCAAGCACGTAAAGGTCGGCGTAGCCTGAAGCAAGATCCTTTTCCCAAACGCTGCCGCTTCCAGTTGCCTTCGCCGCCTTAAATCCCGCAAATATTGGACTGGTAACAACCTCCACGGTGCCTGAAGTGTAAGTCCATTCGGTGAAGTCTCCGCTCTCGAAGCCATCACTGAAAAGCGTAGTCAAGATTGCTCAATCCTCGGGGGAAAGGGGGGAAGAGGCTGGGAGACCCACCAGTCATTTCTAACCACAATGTCAGGATTGCAGACTAGAACAAAGCCGCCCTTATGAACGGCTACGCGAATCAGGTTCGTCACGGCGCATTTTGGGCATTTGAGGAGGCGCGTGGTGCCCCATGCCCAAACGAAAGCGCCCTGAGCATCGTTGATGATGGTGTAGTCATCCATGAGATTCTTGAGTTGAGTCAACGTGAGGCTCGCATTCTTCTGGGCCTTACAGTTCTGGCACTGTACCGTCACATTACAGACTGTGTTGGTTCGAGAGAATCCCAACGGGTGTAGATATGAGATGATTGGCATTGTGCACCTCTCACGTTTCCTGTTGAACGGGTTTCCCAAAAAAGTGGGGAGCGTCTAGCCGTTCGTGATCGTGTACGTGCAAGCCATGGTTCCACCGATTGAGACTAGGTAGCCTACGGTGGTGTTGACTAGATCGTGCAAGACTAGGTAGACGAAGGTTGCTATCGTGACGGTCATGCCGATTTCTTTGTACGTGATATCTCCTGCGCTGCCATTCGTTATGGTGCCCGTAATCGTGAAAGCGCCTGTCGTAGTCCCAGGAACGTAGGTGCCAACGGTACCAGCGATCTGGCCTGTCCCAGCGGGGGAATCAGCGACGGGTGTTTCTATCACGTAGTCGGCAACTGCTGGCGTGGTGCTGCCTGTGCCAGTAACGATCGTCGGTGCGCTCGCGGTGAATCCCGCTGCGACCGTGTGAGTAGCGGCTGAGGTATCTTTCACGGTTTGCGAATTCGCGAAGACTCCTGCCATCTCTAACCGAGCGGCCTGAGTGGTCTTCAGGTCATGTTCTTTGATGCTGTGGGCTGTGATTATTGGTTCGCATCCGCAGAACTGCGTGCTCATTGGAATGATTCTTGGAACACGAACATGCCAAAAGAGCCCCTTACGTTTTGTATCCCAAACTGTCCGTGTATGCTTCTTGCATGGTGCATAGACTTTCACATCTAGGAGTACGGTGGTTCTTCCTGCTCCTTGACTCATTTTCTATTCTCACTCTCCTTTTCTTTTTTGTCATTCAACGAATGACTAGGAACGCCTCAGAATCCCACGAATGACGAGCGGGAGTTTGATGCCGATGTAGATGACTACGAATGCCAAGAGGGTTCTCACGACTCGAAAGGCTTGCTCGTACCAGTGCTGATGCCAGTACATGATCAGGCTCACGATGCCATCGAAGATGTACCATGCACTGATCAGGACCAGGACTGTTCCGAGGCCGATACATGTGAAATAGAGGGCCTTCAGGCGTCTATTCGGCTTTCGAACGGCCTTCTTAGGTGTCGGCATGGGGTTTCAATCCACCCTATTCTACCTATCAACCGCAGCTTATGAAGGAATCCAGTCTCTTCCTCACGCACCATTTCATGATGGTTATGCTGATCAACCTTTAGGTTGAAGCCTCCAACACGGAAATAGGCCCATTTCCTGAACGCGCTGCTGCTTCCTGACAGCCTGCGCCTGTACCAAGCGTTCAAAACGAGACGAGGCATGGGCACGGGCCAATGGTGCCAGCCGCTTGCAGCCACATACTCAGGGTCCAAGAAGATCTCCTCGACGTCTTGTAGATGCGTGTTGGGATAGTAGCAGTCGGCGTCGACTGACACGATGATGTCACCTCGAGACCATCTGATTCCTGCGTCTCTGACCGTGAGCTTTCCGGAGTGCGTGTAGACGCAGCCGACAGGGTATTTGCGGCAGATCTGATCGCTCTTGTCGCGGGTCCTTTCATCGATGACGCAGACAACCTCATCAGGCACACGCTTCTGAAGGAGGAGGCTGTCGAGGCAAGAGGGCAGCAGTTCGGCTTCGTTGAAGATCGGCACGACCACGCTGAGCTTCATTCGAGTCACTTGATCCTGCGCTCGGTGTCGACGTACAGGATGGCTTCTTCGCAGGTTCGACAAAACATCTGCTGGCCCTCGTAGATGATGTCGCCAAAGTCCCAGGTTGCGTGCCCTTGGTCGACTATGTCGTGGAGATCTCGACCACTGATAGGGCAGGGCTTCAGCGAGTTATCACCTTTCGGGGGGATAATGGGCTCATTAGCTGCGATCGTTTCAGGTGAGGTCTTGGATGCTGAGCTCAGGGCGGATGCGTCCGATCGCGTCTGCGATGATTGAGTAGACGAAGCTGTGGAGCGCGTCGTCTGGTTCACCTTCAGGGTGCGTGTAGTGGTGATATTTCTTTCCTCCGACCATCTCTTGCTCTTGCATCTCGATACATGTGAAATGGGGGATAAGCCATTCGATCTCACCTTGATCCTTCCATGGAAGCACGAGGTCAGGGTTCACCGCTCCACTTGGGTCCTTGCGCTTGATGAGTTGGATGGCGGTTTCAATCCAGAACGAGCGATCCGCATTCACGAGCGCCTGAGCAATCCTCTGCCCAAACTCGTCTCGTTCCTTCATCTCGAGCGGGATCTCAGGCCTGCGCACATATTGGCAGCCCATGACGCGAGCGCCGAACTTCTTCTGGAGCTCGCTCACTTGGACGGCTCCGTATCCGATGTCTGCGACCGCTTGCTTCACGTTGAAGAGCGGGATCAGGTTCGCGATTTTCTCGACTTGCTTCATTGGGTCGCGTTCAGCGAACTTGTGTAGGTAGATTAGACGCCATCGATCTTTGTCGTCCCTTGCCATGATCCAGATGACGGTGAAGGCGTGTTCGCCTCCGCCCCAATCAATGCCTGCATAGCTGGCGTATGGAGCGTCGAGGCGATCCATGAGACCAAAGCCGAAGTCTCGACAAGCCAGAAGGTCGTCGTCAATGAGTGGTTTTGCGAGGCCCCGATAGAAGAGGCCGAGAACCTCGTTGATGAATCTTCGATCGGTGTAGTGCGCACGTTTCCAAGGAATAGAATTGAGATGTGACGGAGGGCGAACGATAATCCATGATGCCATCTCTTGGCTGATGTGGTAGCCTGAGTAGGTCTGCGCTTCAGGCTTCTTTTGAATCCAAGCGTGCGCTTCATGATCCCATTCTTTCATATCGCTGTATTTCCACATTTTGGAAAACTCAGAGCCCTCCACGCTCGCGGTGCCGATGATGAGCTCACGATTGAATTTGCTGTGACTCATCGACTCATCAAGAACAGGCATGGCCTCAGCCTGGACGTCTTGGGCTTCATCTACCACGGCGAAATCGGCGGGGATGTTGCGGATGGCTGAGAAGTCTCCCCATGCGCTGATGAGGTAGCAGACGCTGCCGTTGTTGAAGGGCACTCGAGAGACTGCGGATTCTCCGAGCTCTAGCTTCCGCGCTTCGAGAATGATCGATCTTAACTGAGGTGAGTCGAGTATAGCACGCCTGAACCTGTCCTGAGAGAATCGGCTGACCTGGTCCATCCTCGGCGCTGTATAGATCGCGGTTGTGAAAGGGTGTGCAGTCAGATTGTGCAGGAGCCAGTTGACGGCCCACTCCGTCATCTCCATCTGTCGGGCTTTCACGATGATGATGCGGCTTGCTGTATCTCGGTATATAGGACAGAGGTAGTTGCGCTCCTGGAAGCTGAACGGCTCACCCTTCAGGACTCTGAATCTTTCGCTCCACAGGACCGGGTCCAGGGGAATCGGGTGCCGTATCGCTTCGAGCTCCGCTTTGACTGCTGCGAGATTTCCTAAGCTGAGCGACGTCTTCTCGGAGATCCTGTGTCTCTTTGAGAAGCTCATCTACGCTCTCTTCCACTTCGCTTGGTTGATAGATCTTCCTCAACGTCTCGCAGATGTCGTTCAGGGTTCGACTCTCTTGAGGCTCAATGCGCTTATCTACCTGCAGCTGAAGCAGTCGGTTCAGAAAAGCCTTTACGTCGTCCAGGGAGCCGATCTTCACCTTCAAGCCGAGTGGCCTTGCGAGGCGCTCCATTCGCTTGGCCACGGCCAACATGTACCGTGCTTTGACCTTCGGGTCCACACCAGGCTTAGAGGGGGGGGTGGGGGGTGCCAGTTTATTTTGGCGCTTCAGGGAGCGTCTCCCGCGTTCCCGTCTGTTCTTGTTCATTGGGGCTCATTTCTGTGCTATTCGTATGGGGATGGTCTCTAGGTGTTTCAGGGCTGCTTGTGCTTCTTCCAGTTTCTTTCTTGCGTTATGGATAGCGGCCAGTAGTTCGCTTGCGTCTACAGTGACTTGGATTTCAGCACTCATGTTGCTCAGGTCTCACGCTCTAAGGCTTGTTTCTTGTGGTTTAGGGGAGCGATGCAGGTCTATCTCTCCGTCGCTGATCTTCTCTGCGATCTCGAGGAGCATCCCTGGGAGGCTGTTGAGCGGGAGGTTCTCCGTGTAGTCTATCCGTATTCGATTGTCTCCGTAGGGAGCAACTATACCGATGAACCATTGTGCAGGAATCGGTGCCATTCAGATCTCCAGCTTCGTTGCTCAGTCTAGCGTGACTTGTACGAGCCCACCCTTTAGACCTGGCGGCATCGCGACCTGCTTTGCGAGCTCGGCGCTCACTTTGTCATGCTCGGGGAGTTCGCAGAAGTCGCCTCCGTGTGGGCGCAGCGTCGGGTCTCCCGCATCGTTCTGCATCACATGGTGGAGCTCATGGCAGACTGTTTTGAGTCGCTGCTCGGGGGTCATCGCGTTCCAGTCGTTCGTCCAGAATACGAGAACGAAATCATAGTCACCTAGGAGCCGCAGGAGCGCAGGGACCTTTCGGCAGCTAGCGGCTTCCTTGTGATGTTTTGGGGCTGACCCGCCTGCAAAGACAGATTTGATGCGCATGTCCTCCGTATCAGGGAATTTGCCCGAGTCAATCAGGTGCTTGATGATCTGCTCGAGAGCATCATCCACTTTATACTTCGTAGCCATTCAAATCAGGAAAACGTCGAAGCGGACCCAATATAACCCTTGTGGCAAAGGGGTGATGGGGGCCACGGGGGAAGAGGGGATTACAGCATCCTGCGATAACCAAGAGTACGGATGATCCGTACCAATACAGCTTGCGTGACTCGACACAGTGCTCGTCTGATTGCTCGAAGAAGCACAGTCACGACGGCAATCTCACTCACGACTAGGATCAGCTCGATGTCCCAAGCATTGAACGTCTTGACCGGGTCGATGTTGAAGATGTCGCGGTCGATCACGATGAGGCTTCCCTTCGGAGCGTGGAGAGGTTTCAAGTCTCGGAGCTGTTGGAGCGGATAGAAATCGTTCTGATAGGCGGTCCCTGAGGGAGTGCCCGTATTGTGCTTGTGGAGGTAGACGCCGCCGAGCATCACTGAAGCGCCAAGTCCCATGTCAGCGTGAGTCCAGAGCCTATGTCTGAAATGTTCATCTTTCCCTGCCACACGTTCCGCCCTGCGTCGATATTTCCACGCTGCGACGGAGGGTTCAAACCAAACTCGGCAACCTGCCTCGAACTGTGAGCCCTGATCGTATCCTGTCCAGATGTAGCCAGCAAGAATGTCGACGCTGCGAGTGATCGTAATTGCGATGTCTGTAGTGGCACGCTTCTCCCGTTTCTTCAGAGTGAAGTAGGCCAACGACTTCGCGTATGTGTTCAAACCCAAGATTGATTCCTCAGTGGAAAGCCCACTTGAAAACTTCCTGCAGGAAGGCGTAGATGACTAGGAGCGTTCCGCCTCCGCCTCCCGCGTATGCGGCCCCTTTCACTATGGCTCGAGCGATATCGCGCACGCTAATCTTTGGATTCCTGATGTTCTCGAGTACGCCTTGGAATTCGTGAACTTCCTTCGCGAGACCTCCTACGGCAAATTCGACGCTGCCAAGCCGCGCAGTTGTGCTCTTTTGAGCTTCCTCGAGCTTCCCGATTCTCTCACCTATTTTGAATGTAAGGTTGTTTTTCCCCATCGCACGCGCCTCAAACCATCATGAGAAAAGAGGAGGAGAGGATCAGCGATCGAATGCTGTCCTCCTATGGGGCCTCGGGTTTCCTTGCGACGTCTTTGCCTGGACGGATTATGACGCGGATGCTTCCGTCTGCCAGTTTGGACGAGGTGAGCATCCAGCCTTTGTCGTGCAGGAGTGTCCTCAAGCAGACGAGCATGGCCATGACATCGAGGTTCTTCCATGCGGCTTTGATGCAGGCTAGAAACTTCTTCCAAGGATCAGGCGGTTGAGGCGGGACGTCTCCTCCCTGGAACACCATGACCCAAGCGTCCGCATCATCGGTCACGAGTTGGTCTCCGATGTACGAGTAGTGGAAGTATCCGTAGCCTCCATCTCCCCAAGGTTTGATGCCTGGAATCAAGAACCAGCTGTTCTTGAACTCGAACTCGCCCGTCTCATCGTTGTAGCCTGTGATGCAGATGCAGTGTCCACCGACCCATCCCTCGCCAGGCTTCGGGTCCGGTATGTGACCTGTGAGGGTTGCAGATCCTGCGATCCACGCCATGGTGCAGAGAACGCCCACGACGACAGGACCGTTCTGGAGGGCCTCCTTGATCTCATCAACTGTGTGGACTCGAGCGTAGCTCTTGATCTTGTAGGCAATGGCAGCCTGTGTGATCTCGGGGGAATCGCAGATGTTGTCAGCATTGATGCCTGGACTGTACCATTTACCTGGACAGAGAGTTTCAGGCGAGCAGCCTTCATTCAGGACTATGTCGAGCCCATCGCGAATATACATGCCCTCTCCTGGAGCGTTTGGTCGACGCGAGTAGATGAACCGCTCCGCCAAGTCATCTATTCTGTGATAGATCTGTGATGCGAGCCATTCCAAGTATGCGAGTATTCCGAAGGCCACACATGCTCCGACTTCTCCCTGGTCTTTCTGGTTGCTCATCTGCGAGCGCCAAGAGATCGCAGTTGGCAGCTTCAGTGGGATAGCGAAGAGTTGTCGTTTCACATGGTGGAACGAGAAGTCTCGCGGGTCGAATGGGTCCTTCTTCCAGCCCATCTTGAATTTCGGTTCGTCAGGTTTCTGACTCAATTCCTTTTTTCACCTGTTAGATTCTTAGACGGTCATCATCAGGGCCGTCACCTCTGTCAAGAAAGTGACCATGATAACTAAAAAGAGGGGGGTTCAATTTCGGGGTCGCGACCTCTAACCGTGCTTTCTCTTGTGCTTGATGGCGAGCTCGATTATGTTGTTTTCTTTTAAGTAGTCTAGAGCGGCTTGGCCACCAATCGACATTGCAATGAGGACGTATCCCCAAGTCGTGTATTGCGGATCGCCTACCTGGACGATGAAGCCTCCGACCATCGCGAACACTGTCATCACGAAGCTGAGGAAGCTGTAGACGGGCCAGGCTGCGGAGTTTCTGTACTCTATGACGCCTTCCTGCTTCAGGTACTCGAGACAGGCTTGACCTGCGATCGCGATAGCGATCAGGGCGATGCCTACATTGTGCAAGAGCGTGTCAGGATAGGCGTAGAGATAGCCGCCGAGCATTGCAATGTACGTCATCAGTTGGGTTAGGATCGCATATACTTTCCATGCCATAGGATTCGATGCTCCTAACTGCAGAGAAGAAAGTCAGCCTCAACACCATTTAAGGCTTACGAGAAACGGTGAAAAAAGGAGGATTAGGGGATGCTGATGCTTTCTTTCTCTTCAGGCTCGACCCATCTCAGCTTGATCTGCTCGTCTGCGCTCATCGTTGCGAGGACAGCTTCGCAGCCGAGCGCCCTTGCCTTTATGCCGAGCAGTGGAGCGGCAGCTTCGTCTTGCGAAGTTATCGGCGTCGACCTGCATTGAACCAACAGGACTCGAGGAACCATCCGATTCAGGTCTACTCTTGGCTCTTGACCTGCTAGGCCCGTGCGGAAGTGGACGTATCCCATGGCAGGCTGTATCGCGACTAGCTGCTGATGAAGAGCACCCTGTTGACGGTCGTTGATTGGCAGCACATACCATCCTTTGCCTTCAAGATACTTCTTCACGCGTGGAATCATTCTGGACATTTCACCTCCAAGAGCGCGTCTACGAATTCTCGCTTCACGCCCAAGATCATGGTTCCATCAGGCAGGAGTCTAGCCATCTCGATCTTTCCGATCGATTGGCCACCGATATCTACGGAGATGCCGAGCGAGATCTCCGCGTCGGGTTGATGCTGAATCAGGAGCGTATTGTATCCCATCAGAAAGGCGCTGTAGGTTTGGCAGCAGCTCTTGCGTGGGCAGAGCGCACATTCTTGAGGGTTCAATTTCCTTCTCTCCTACAGTGGCCGCAGTCGTGGCCGCACATATCGCATTCCATCGCTTCGGGTGCCAGGCGCATACAGTACCGAAACTCGCGGTAGTCGCATTGTGGCTCGGGACAGCAGGTGCCTGGAGCTCGACAGGTCGACATTGGTCCTTCAATTCGATGAGCCGAACGGTGCAGGGCGAGTTCTGCATCTACCGAATGGAACCCCGAGGATCCACCGAAGATGATGGCCCCGCAGTCAGGGCACGTCTTCTGCTGCAGATCGTCCCACGTGATCATACGGCCATCTTCCCGCAGTTGTCACAGACCCAGTTTCCCTTAGCTTTGTGCGCCGTTGTGTGCGTTTCACACTTGGAGCACCAGAGCTCACGTTTCTGAGGCACGACCTCGTTGCTCAGCGTTCTTCATCCCCCAAGATTGCGCCGAAAATGAAGCAGACGAATCCGAGCCACAGAACCAGAGGTATGATGAGAACGAGCGAGATCTTGCGTGCTATCTTAGCTAGCAACGGCTTCATCGCACCATCAACTCCATACGTCTAACTCGAGTTCGGAGTCGAAGCAAGCCCCAAAGCATCAAGATCAAGATGACAATGAGGCCTGCGGTTCCAATGGTTTCAATGCGAATGATCATTTGATCGCCTTCTCAGGTGCTGCACTTCATCGGCCTTTTTCCACTTTTCCCAATCGTCCTGATATATCATGAAGTCATAATGTACTTCAAATGTTCCATTCTTAGAGACAAGGAATCCTGCGGCCTCATTCACTGAATCATTGGCTAACGGATGACGACCGTAGTGCAGTTGCATTCCAACGAAGAGAGTTTCACGATTGGGAACGAAGCTCGCGTTCACTCTGCCAGTTCTGAGCAATGGCCCGAAGGTGAGCGCTCTGAAGATGTCTCTCAGGTAATGTCGGTGAATCTTTTCAGGTTGAATTCCGTACACGGTGCCCTTGTCAGTGATGGCCTTGATTATGAAGAGGTTCTTCATCGGACCGCCCTCTCGTGTCTTTGGCTTCTCAAGACGGCATCGGGACGCTTCAGCGCAACCACGATCCAGAGCCGCTTGAATCCGTTGCAGTGCGTACAAGTGAAGCCGAAGGGAGGCACGGTGCCTTCCCCTTTGCATTCTTCGCAGATTTCCCAATGGCCCTCGGTCACGTCGACCTTTCGTTGCTGCTTGCTGTCGATCGGCACGTCTGGAGCTCGGACGTCAGCGTCTTCTTCCACAGCTGCTTCTTCTCCGAGTTGCTCTTCCTCAGACCAGGCGGGCTCATCTATGTTGTGCTGCGGGTTCCCAGGAGGCCAATGGTGTGCCTTGTTGAATTGTCGGACGAAGCCAAGCAACTCTTTTCGCATGACGATGTTGTCTTTTCTGCAGACCGTCTTGAATCCGCGAATCTGCTCGAGCTCCTCAGGGGTTTGACCACGAATTAGAATCTGAGCCCCCTTGCTTTCCACTACAGGTTTGCCAGGCATGCTTTCATTCACCGGGATGGTATGGTATGGTAGGTATGGGATACGATGGGTCCGGGAGGGGAGGGGTCCCCATTCCGCACTGGACGCGTACCCCCCTCATTTTATAGGGGGCGTACTCGCAGTCAGTCGAACGAGATAAGGCATGCCCTCCAAGAGACATGAGAATCGGTTGACCGAAGTTATTGACGAGCTCAAAGGAAAAGGGTTTCATGTCATCCGCCTCAACGGAAAGTGCCCTGACGCAATCGCGACCAAAGAGGGGAAACTGATCGCTGTTGAAGTCATAGGAAAGTGGGGAAAGGAGCGCCGATACAGACTGACAGGCGGTTGGACATATACAGGCAAGAAACGAACGTACAGCATGTTTGACGATGTCATGATCTTCGACTTCCCATACGCTCCCTGAAATGGAGAGGGGGGTCATACCGCGTTGATCTCCTGGAGAACGATGCGTTGCTTCGCGTCTGGAGTCACCGTGTACCAGAACATGTTGCCGCTGCTGATCTTTCGCGTGAAGAACTTCAAGTCGCAGAGGCTGACGAGTGCTTCTTCAACTTCCTTACGTGCATGGGTCCAGCCGAAACGTGAGAGAGTCTCGATGGCTTTGGGAAGCGTTTGTCTTTCATCGAACTGACCTTGGCTGATCGCGTAGAGGACCCGCCCGACAACATCACGATCGGACGCTTGGAGATTGGGCTTTCTGGTTTCAACGTCAGCAGTTGGACGACGAACCTGAAGCGTGATCGGCTCGGCAGCTTCTCGATATTCATCTGCTGAACGATAGCTGCGAGGGTCTCTGATTGGACCCGAAGGCAAAGGATGCAGCTTTCGGGCATCTTCAACTAAGGCGTCGGCTGCTTTCTTGAGTACTCCTGGCAGGACGTCAAGAACCAAAGGCTTCACTGCGGCAGGGGGCTTCGGTTCGAATTTGTCTCTGAACTTCGAGATGAACTCGCTTGCGTCACCCAGCTTCACGTCTGCTGCTTGCTTTGATAAGACAAAGTCCCTCGTAGCATGGAATGTGATTCGTTTACCGAATTGGGTTAGCTGCTTGATCTTGCAGGTCTCATCGTCATTCCACACCCACATCTGCCCTTTCCTCAAGCCGCTCAGCGAATCGTACCATTGACGAAGCGCCTTGGAGTCTTCGTCCGCATGTTTCTCGACCCATGCCTGAATCGCTTCTTTGTCTTGCGGTGCTGTCAATCGACCGACGACGAGCAGATCGCTTTGTGTCAGGACGTTCTTGTTGTAGCTCGCCGGGCGTTGAGTGATTCCGATAAAGCAAATGTTCCGATTGCCACCTAGCTTGACGAGATCCTCGAAAGCGCCGAGGCAACGAGCTTCTTCCCTGAACGGTCGCTGCGGTGCGAATTGGTCAGCTTCCTCGCAGACGATAACCCGTTTGGCAGGGTATTGATCAGCGAGATGGTAACATTCTTCTGCGAAGATTGTCGCAATTTGAATCTGCTGGCCTTTGCGGAATTGGCTGATGTCCAGGACTGCGCTCGTATGTGTTTGGAAAAGTGCTTCAACGATCTTGCCGATCTTGGTCGGGTCCAGTTGGATATCGGCGTGTTTGCCACCAATGACGACGACGGGGAGACCGGGCTTTGATGGGTCTGGACGGCCTTCTTTGTCGACTCCGACTCGGAGGCCCCACCAGATACCCATGACGTCGAAGATGATTGTTGGGATTTGGGCTTGAACGATTTGCTCGACAAGAACGCCACCGTTGTAGGTCTTGCCACTGTTCCGCTTGCCGAGAATAGCGATCGCCCATTCTAGCAGTTGATCGGGCAGAGTTAGATCAGGAGCCACCTTGAAGCCGCTCATGGCTGTTTCCTCTTGGCTCGCAGCTTCGCGAGGAACTCGTCTTTGACTTCCTTCTCGATACGTTGCCAGAAACCCTTCCAGCAGACAGGGTATTCGGTTCCTGGACGCTCCGGATGGTCCGCGCTTTCTGGATCTATGAAGCGAGCGACTGCAGCTGCATCGCAGCCTTTGTCAGAACACTTCATGGCAGGGGCTCCTCTAGCTTGTCTGGTCGAATGGGTTGAGTGCTGGTACCTATGTGTTCGCCCTTGTCATTGTAGATTCGCCAATTCCCCGGTGAGCCTAGAATCCATCGACACGCCTTATGTCTCCTAACGAAGCCGTTCTCTTTCGCTTGCTTGTACCGTTCGCCCTTCTTGATGACATCGTCGCATACTGAACATTTGAGCGGCTTCTTCTTAGCGGTTCGGTTTCTCCATTTCATTTTGAACACCTATGGATTGAGCCGTCTGGATTCTTGGGGAAGAATTGGCCCATCTGCTCGCCCTTCGCCCAGTCGATCTTGCCGTCTTTCATCTTCAGCGGGGCATGGCAGCGGTTGCACGTCTGGATAGTTGTCTGTGTCTGCCCTTGTTCTCGCTGGAGATCTTGCCGTGTCGGAACCAGTGGACTAGCTGATTCAGGTTTGGGCGGTGATTGCTTTGATTGATTGCTTACATTGATTGATTTGATACGAGCCTTCGTTTGTTCGATCCAAGGGTCTAGCACGCTTCTGACGAATCCGAGCGCCTGGTTCGGTGTCGAATTCATGAATTCGACTTTGAGGCCAACTTCCTCTGTGTCGTAGACGACGCCGTTGATGATGTAGACTTTCCTGGAGAGCGGTATGCTGAACGGTGCGTTGATGACTTGATCACCTGGAGAAATCATTGCTTGGGGGCCTCCGTCTTGAAGAAAAGGATTCTCCCTTGAACTTCCCTTGCCATCACCATTCGGCTCAGATGATCAAGGCAGTTCGCGCAGATTGCGAGTCCAGTTGCTTGTGGAAAGGCTCGCATCCTAAGAATGACACTAGTCACGGGGCCCTTCAGGTTCGTATGTTCGAAGAACTGATGCAGTGCGCAGTCGTCGCGTTGCTCAACTTTCGGAACAGCAGATCCAAGATCCTCTGAGCTCATTGGCCTCTCTGCCTCTGACGTCGTTCTCGCTCCAAGTGTTCAGGCAGTTTGATTCGTCCTTCCTTCGCGAGTTGTCGGACACGTCGTTCTAGGCTGCTGAGATGCGGCAGGTTCTTCCACACGACCGCCCAAGCCTCATACTCGAGCCAGGGCAAGCCACAGTAGTTTTTGAGCCAGCGAAAGTCCAGCTCCTGGTAGAGCGCTCGCATCCGAGGATACTCGCCCAGAGGCATGCCGTTGAGGATCTCAAGCGCCTGGTTGCCGAGCCGTTCTCGACTTGCACGTGCAGCTATGCTTCTCATTCGTCCACTCTCCTACCGATGCTCCAGAATGACGGTCACGTGCTGGATACTCGCTCTGTTGAAAAATCTCTCGAATGTTGCCGAGAAGCCTCTGGATTGTTCAAGACGTGTGCGTTGGGGCCAAGCGTTCTCTCGATACCAGTCCTTCCAGCCCTGCATAGTTCTGACGTCCATAGTGCTAGGATTCAGCCACATGGCATGATGGTGTAACATCACTCGCCCAAGCCTCCGCCTGGTCCTGACAGAATGCAACCACTACGCTTTGGTAGCTGATGAGTTCCGCGCCCCATCCGTCCGCATAGAAGCATTGGAGATCGTCGTTGTATCCGAACAATGCGACGGTGCGACCGTAGACGGTGAGCTGGACCGGGCCGTGATGGAAGAGCGCTTGCTTGATCTGATCCAAGCAAGTGAATCGAACGAAGGTGCTCATGCTGGAATCGGAACCTCCTGAGGAGGCTCCTTCTTCGGCACTGCCTGAGGCGCTGGGGTCGGTGGCTCGGGTGCTTGAGGAACTGGTGCAACAG